CAACATCGTGGCCACGATTTGATAATAAAAAACTGAAAGGAGTTTTTCTATGTCTCTTTCCTCTGACGGCGCTCCCATGCTGACGATGCCTGTGGCTCCCACCAATGCTGGCGGTAATGGCGGTTTTGGCTGGGGCGACAACGGCGCTCTGTGGCTCATTGTTCTGTTCCTGTTTATCTTTGCAGGTGGTTGGGGCAATGGCTTTGGCAACAATGCTGGCAATTCCGGTGGCGTGGTCGACGGCTATGTGCTGACCTCTGACTTTGCCAATGTCGAGCGCAAGATCGACAGTGTAAACCAGGGTCTTTGCGACGGATTTTACCAGCAGGCGCAGCTTGTCAACGGCACCAACATGGCGATGGCCAACGGCTTTGCACAGGCAGAGCTCTCCCGCAGTAACCAGCAGGCGGCTCTCATGCAGCAGTTGACTGCAATGCAAATGCAGGCCGCTGAATGTTGCTGCAACACCCAGCGCAGCATCGAGGGTGTGCGCTACGACATGGCGGCGCAGGCGTGCGACACGCGCAACACCGTGCAGAACGCGACGCGCGACATCATCGACAACGCCAACAGCAATAGCCGCGCGATCCTAGACTTCCTGACCCAGAGCAAGCTGCAGGATCTTCAGAGCGAGAATCAGGGCTTGAAGCTGGCCGCATCTCAGGCGGCACAGAACAGCTATCTGGTGTCTCAGCTCCGGCCTTCTCCCATTCCGGCCTACACGGTGCAGAACCCCTATTGCTGCAACCAGTTTGCCGGTTGCGGCTGCTGACAACTGCATAGCGTAGCTTTTCCCTATGTCGGGAAATGGTCGGCCCCGTGCCGATACTAAACAAAGGCGGCGGGGCAATAGCCCTGCCGCTGTATTTTATGAAAGGACTGAAATTATGGCTGAATATGTAAATCCCGGAATCGTGACCGTCCCTGCTGGCCAGAATGTTCCGATGGTCTCCACGGCGGCTTGCGGCAAGCCCTGCATCGTCCACCGCGAGGGCAGTGGACTTGTCACCCTGCGCGGATTGACGCAGCAGTGTAAGGCGCGCTTTAAGGTGAGCTTTGGCGCGAACATCGCCGTCCCCACGGGCGGCACGGTAGGCGCGATCACCACGGCGCTTGCCGTCAACGGCGAAGCACTCAACGGAGCAACGGCGACCGTCACCCCGGCTGCGGTGGAAAACTATTTTAACGTCTACGTCAGCGCCATCGTGGAAGTGCCGCGCGGCTGCTGCGTGACCGTGGCGGCGAAAAACACCAGCGCGGAGGCGGTCAACTTTGCCAATAGCAACCTGACCATCGACCGTGTGAGCTGAGAAAGGAGAACACAATGGGTATGAAATCTATGTATGAACTGCGGGATATGCTCTGCAAGGAGCTGGACGAACTGGCCCGAAAAGGCGAGTTGGGTGCGGGTGACCTGGAAATTGCCCACAAACTGACAGCAACCATCAAGAACATAGATAAAATTGACATGATGGAATCAGACGGCTATTCTGGCGGCGGCGATTGGGAAGCGGATATGCGCGGTGCCTATGGCCGGGGCAGTTCCTACGCGCGGCGCGGCTCGCACTATGTGCGCGGACATTACAGCCGCGCGGATGGCGCGGAGCATCTGCGCACCCAGCTAAACGACATGATGCGCGAGACGGATGACGAGCGCGTCAGGGAGGCCCTGCGCCGCGCTGTCAGCCTTATGGAGAATTAAAGGGGGATTCCCCATGATCGATGAAACCGAGCTGAAACTATGGATCGCACGGCTGGAAACAGAAGAATCAAGCTGGCCCAATTATGAGAAACTGGCGGCGCTCTACATTATCCGTAACGAGCACGGCGGGGAGCAACTGCAGGCGAAAGCACCCCCAATGCTGTATTCTGCAGAGCCTGCGCCGGCCAAGACAATAAAACCCTCCGGCAGCGAATTTTTGCGGGCGGTCGGGAATGTGACGCAGGATAGGGCGTGGGAAGTCATGGACGAGCTTATGGACACCTTAAAAATCGTCAATGAGAAAGCTTATAACAGCGTCCTAAAAAAACTAACCTAAATCGCTACTACAAACACGTTACTAACAAAGCTAATCTTGGCAAAAATAAAAAAGTCCAGGAACCCTTGAGATTCCTGGACTTTTTGGCGCGCAGTACAGGACTTAAACCTGTAACCCCATGCAAGCCAAGCATCTGTTGTGATCCGGCGAGCTTGTAGTGATAGTAATTTGATAGTAACCCAAACGATACGGCGTAGTATAGCGTAACATTTTCGCAAGAAAAACGCCAATAAATACCGCGCTATACCGCTTTATTGCAACAATATACTGCGCTTTCCGAACTGGCTTACGCCTTTTAAGCAGGGTGTCCGGGGTTCGAATCCCCGACGGGGCACCAAGAAAAGCCTTGAAACTCAACGGTTTCAAGGCTTTCCTTTTTTTGCTCATTTATTATTTGTTAGTAACGTGTTAGTAACAGGAAGCGGTTTAACAATCGGAAAGAAACTGGGAATGTTTTGGGAGAAGTTGGGAATGCACGGGGGATGGAGGATGTCAAGAGGCATCGGAGGGGGCGGAGGAGGCTTCCACGGCAGCGATCAACTCGGAGGCATCTGTGTGGACATAAATGTTGGCGGTGGTGGAATAATTGGAATGGCCGATGATCTTTTGCAGAATCTCCGGTGCCATATGGTTTTTTCTGGCCCAACTGGCGTAGGTATGGCGGGTGGAATGGGGCGTGAGATGGCGGATACCCAACCGCTCCAGCAGCGGGTAATAATCTCGCCTGCGGAAGTTTGCCGGGACTTTTTGCCCATCGTACCCGGACAAAAGCAAATCGCCGTTGGCACGAGCGGCGAAGTAAGCAAAGTATGGCTTCCCCTCCGGGCGAATGGGGATAACCCTATTTTTGCCTGCCTCGGTTTTCTCCCCGCCTACAACATAATCCCCGTGATAGTCTGCCAAGGGCAGAGAGAACAATTCCCCGATCCGCATACCCGTTGCCAGCAGCATCAAGACGATTTTCGCTGTATCGCTGTTGTCACGCTCCAGTTTTTGAATATCTTCCGCCGTGAAGATGTCTTTTTCTTTTTTGACATTCTCCGGCAGACGCACGAACTTTGCAAAATTCGTCGTGCATATTTCCTCCCGGATTGCCCAATTCGACATTTGCGTTATCAGCTGCTTGTACTTGTTTACGGTGGAATGGCTCTTGCTCATGTGCGGGTCAAGTGCGGCCTGGAAGTCTGCCGTGCGGAGGTCACGGAACTTTTTGCTATGCAACGGAGCAAAAACCTTGTAAGCCGTGTTATAGGAATCAATCCCCTGTTTGCCGATCTCCTTGTAATGTTCTTCTTTCCACGCATCAAAGACTTCGGCAAAGGTCATGTTGTACCTATCCGTTAGGCTCTTTCCGTTTAGCCGCTCCAAGGCCGCTTGTGCGTCCGTTTTGCGCTCATAGTACCCAATGACCACCCTGTTCTTTGCGGCCACCCAGGGGGCTTTCCTGCGGCCTGTCAGCTTGTAGACCGAGCCTGTTCCGTTGGCGCGTTTCAGAGCCTTGCGCCGCTCTGCGGTTTGTTTCTTCCCGCAGAGATGGCAGTACACGGCACCCGGCACAAGCTCTGCGCCGCACTTAATGCAGTTGCCCATCCTCTGTTTCCTCTCTTTGTTTGGATTTTTTGTCCGCCGCAAAAGTGAGCAAAAGCACGGATGTAATTACGCCGACACCCACCGCCAAAAACGCAATGATAACCCATGCAATCGTACCGACTGTCCCGGAGCGGATCAGGCCATCGTTTTGCATACGGTAATCAAACGCCATATACCATGTAACTATGCCCAGCAAAATAGCGGACAGCAGCGATGTGATATAGAGCATCGTGCGCTGCCGCTTTTCTTTTTTCTTCTGCTCCTCCGCCGATTTGTGCAGTTCATCGTATGCGCCCTCTATCCGCGCAAGGCGCACATCTGCATCGTGGTCTTGCTGGAGCTGCTTGATTTGGTCTTGCGCCAAAACCACCTCCACAATGCCGAAGTAACGATCCAGGGACACCCCCAGCACCTTACAGATAGGCCCGGCGGCATACACACCCGGTGCTTTGGATGTAGATGCGAAAAAATTGTTGACGCTGGACAACGGCACACCGGATTGGTCTGCGATCTCCTGCGCCGTTATGTGCTGTTCCAGTTTTGCGTCCCGGCAAGTGTCCTGCAATGTTTTCTCCATGTTTTATTGCCTTCTTCCCCTTTTTCGGGCAAAGCCCGCTTTATTTTACAAACCCCAAATTTGGGGATATTGCCTTTTCGGGGATTGCACCACCCGATTTGTTTTTGATATGGTGGCGATGCAAACGATAAGCCGATAGGTTATTCGTGGGCAAAGCCCTCCCTGTCCGGTGCGGGGGTGGGGAGGGCAAATCGAACAAATTTTCTATTTTTTCTGTTTTTGTTGCCCTGAACTATGCAACGAATGCCGATTTTTAGGGTATAGGTGAGAATGCTTTACTCGGAGGGCATAAAAATGATGACTTTTTCTAAAGACTGTGGTATACTTAATAAAACACTTGTACGAGAGCGGCTGAAAGCGGAAATTGAAATGCTGACAGACGCTCAGGTCGAATATGTTTTAAGGAGGTTGCAGGATGTTCAAGACAAGGAAGCAGCTAAAAGCAGAGATTAAGAAGCTGGAATCAGAGCTTTATGAAGAAAGAAGCAAGACCCGGTTGTCGGAGTTCATTGAATCCGCCGGTCTTCCGCAGTGCAAAAGCCTTGCGTGTGCGGATTGCAGCCATGTTGTTTATCGGCGGTCTATTTGTGGGGGCTATTATATTGTAGGCTGCGGCAAAAATAATCCGTGCAGCGATTACGAAAAAGACCCTACAGTCAGCTGGTCGGTAGCTAATCAAGTAATGCGGCAACCGCAATGGCAGTTGTGATTGCATATTGTATCACAGCACCTTCTTAGCCTCCAGCACAATCCCCAGCAGCTTTTCACACTGTTCATCGGTCAAATCATCAACAGCGGCAAGTAACGCTTGCCTCCCGGCTCCCATGCCCTCGATCTTCGGATCGGGGGCTTTTTTTATGCCCGGGTCGTTCGTCTCACCACGCAAATACTCTGGTGTTGTCTCAAGCTCTTGTGCAAGTATGCGGAGCGGTTCTCCCTTAATGTTCGTATTTTGCTTTTTAGCGTCTCGTAGGTATGTCGAGCCGAGATTCATTTTTTTGCAAAGATATACTTTTGTTTTTCCGCTCTCTTTTATAAGTCCCTCAAGCCTGTCATATCTGAACAAAAAAGCGCCCTCCAAATTGTGAGAATTAACAAACTCCAAAAAAAGAGTTAAAAAGTACTTGCATAACTCCGAATTATGAGGTATCTTTATATCAGCCCCACCGAAAAAGGGTACAAAAACACCAGCCCCCACAAAAGCGGCTTTTAACAATTTCTTTTGGCGAAGGTATTGTACCGCAGTTTTTGTGGCGTGTCAAGCGTGAAACCTCATGAATATGAGTTTTTCGGTGGGCGATGACTGCGGCGGGGATAGGAAAACCGCCCCGTGCTTGGACACACGGAGCGGCTGGCCGGTCACTTCGACCGGCGGTTGGACAAGGCGGACGCAGCCAGAGACTTGGTGCTCTTGCTGGTCTTGCCGCTGCTCAAAGCCTTAGACGCTTTGGACGCAACGGACTTGCTTGTCCGTACAGAGTTCTTAGCCATCATTTCACCTCCTTTCGTCAAGCGGTGAAACGAACGGAGGCAAAGCGGCAAGCCCTGCGAGAGAATTATAACGCAATTCCCCGCCGCAGTCAATGAAATATCACATACGCTTGGAGGTGAAAATGCTTGAAGCTGGAAGCAACGGCAAAAGAAATTGCCGACCTTGTACTTGCACTACAAGGCCGACAGATTTTCGGGGATGAACTCTACAGCTGCGTTATTCGGGAGACAGAGAAATTACGCCGAGCCGAACAAGAAGCCGAGCAGTGATGGCGGCGGACGCTCTGGGGATGTACTGGTTGCACAGGGAAACGGCTTTTGCAACCGCTTCTTCACCGGATAACATTTTCGATTCATCTGCGTCCAGAATCTGCGACGCCATGTTGGCGAAATCCGGCGCAGTTTCATCCAGTACATCAGAAACGATTTCCGCAATCATTTGATTTAATTCTGATTTGGTCATTTATTATTTCACCTCCTTCTTGCTCCATTTTATCACATGGGCAGCAGGGAGGGCAACGGAAAGGAGGCATTGCAATTTGACATTGAGAGAAATGCGGGATAGAGCAAATCTTTCCTGCACACAGGTAGGCAAAAAGCTGTTTGTTGACCAGTCCTGCGTAAGACATTGGGAATACGGAGACTGGGCACCGGCACGGAAGTATTACAAGAAAATGGCAAAACTGTACGGCGTGTCGGAGGAGGAGATCAAGGCTGCTGCGGAAGCTATCCGGGCAGCGAATAAGGAGGAACGATGATTAAGACGATGACGATGCAAGAGTGCATGGAGCATCTTCGGGCGCATGGACTGAGCATTTCACAGGACACGCTGGCGAACGGGATTGAACAGGGTGTGTATCCTTTTGGCCTGTGCGTTATCGGAGGGAAACGGCGTGTTTTTCAGATTTTTTCCAATCTGCTGGACAAGTGGATTGCGGAGCGGGAGGAGTAAACATGGACGGTTACACATTGACGCTGGTCATCATCGGGGCCGCAACGGTCAGCCATTGGTTTGTGTGGCTGTTGGACAAGCTGGATAGACCAGGCAAGTGAGAATTTGGGAGGAATGAAGATGCAAAGACATTACTACGCCATCGTGGCGGAAAGGTGCGGCGTCCGGGTAACTATGCGGTCGGAGTGCAATGTGGCCGAGGTGGGCGATCTGGTTAGCGGCAGCAATAAGACAACCGTATATTCCGGGTACAAGGTCATCACAGAGCCACGCTTTGTTTTGTACGGAACCGGTGAGGACGATTTCCTGAACGCCCTGTATGCGGGGGATATTCCCCAGGTTTCCAAGGTCACCCGGGATGTGTGGAAGCTGGAGCCGGAAAAGGAGGATGCATCCGATGTGGACAACTGACCCGGTATGGGACGCGGAGTGCTACGCCGCAGAGCAGGACAGGCAGACCGACCGGCGCCCCGTGTGCGACTGCTGCGGGGGGCCGATTCAGGAAGATTGTGCATTGCATTACAAGGGCTTTTGGCTCTGTGGTGAGTGCGTCAGCAACAATGAGGAGTATATCGAGGAGGCTTGGGAATGAGCGATAACGGCGTATCTCGGTACATCAAGACATCCGTGGATATTTACTTTCCGGAGGGGCATATGGCGTGTAACCTCTGCCCTCTGCTGGAAACATATTCCCGCAACCAGTGCAGGAGAACGGGCGAGTATCTGATAGACACAAGAATCATTGGTGCGCACTGCCCGCTGGAAATCATTGACGAGGAGGAAGAATTTTGAACATCTACGAGAAAATCGCTGCGATTATGCAGGATGTCCAGTATCTTGCAAAGGACGATCATGTAGAGTTCGGCAGCAGCAAGTATAAAGCCCTGAGTGAGGAGAAAGTCACATCCATCATGCGGGCGGAGCTGCTGAAACACAAACTGGTTGTATACCCCATCGCACAGACGGCCAACCGCACCAGCAACATCACCCATGTGGATGTGATTTACCGCATGGTCAATTTGGAAAAGCCGGAGGAATACATCGAAATTGCGTCCTGCGGCGATGGTGCGGACACGCAGGACAAGGGCAGCGGCAAGGCCATGACATACGCATTTAAGTACATGTGGCTGCGGACGTTTGCGATTCCCACCGGAGAAGACACGGACAAGATTTCCTCCGCAGAACTGGACGAGAAAGAGCGGAACGCTGCACCTGTGTGTGAGCGGTGCGGATCGGACATTGTGTCTGTAAGGAAGCGCAACGGCGAAATGTGGACGGTAAAGGATATGGTTAAGTATTCCAAGGGCCGCTACGGAGCGCAGATGTGTGCCGACTGCATGAAGGCAGCAAAGAAGGAGCAGGACAATGCTGCAGGCTGATGTGACCGCCGCCCGGTGGCAGCAGGACAGCGATGGGGCGTGGCTGTGCCTTCTGGTGCAGTCCCCCCGGGCGGCAATGGCCGTGTGTGACGAGCTGCAGCCGGGCAAGCAGTATGTGGCGCAGATCAAGCGCAAGGGCAGGAGCCTGGATGCCAATGCGTATGCGTGGGTTTTGCTGGATAAACTGGCGGCGCACTATGGGATTCCGAGAAATGATGTGTATCGGGAGGAAATAAAGACAATCGGTGGCGTAAGCGATGTTCTGTGCATTGTATCAAAGGCGGCGGACGAGTTCTGCCGAAAATGGGAATCCAAGGGAACGGGCTGGATGGCCGAGCAAGGGCCGAGCAAAATTCCCGGCTGCGTGAATGTGACCGTCTGGTACGGCTCCAGCACCTACGATGTGGAGCAGATGAGCCGACTTATCGACCAAATTGTTGCCGATTGCAAGGAAGCAGGCATCGAGACGCTGACCCCGCAAGAGCTGGATTCCCTGAAATCTCGCTGGGGCGAAGCCCAGCCGCTGGGAGGTTATAAAGGTGACTGACAATAGACGGTGTTTTCTCTGCGGCAGAAATGGCGCAAGTGACCCGCTGGACCTGCACCACATATTCCCCGGTGCATGCCGCAAGAAAAGCGAGAAATACGGCCTTGTGGTGTACCTGTGCCATAACAGGTGCCATATTTTCGCGAAAACCGCCGTACACAACAACGCCTTAAAAATGCGGCAGCTGCAAAGATACGGCCAATTAAAGGCCATGCGGGAGCAGGGCTGGACGGAAGATGACTTCCGGCGAGAATTCGGAAAAAGTTATTTGTAAGGAGGAAAAAGATGGTAAACAGAATGATTTTGCAGGGGCGGCTTTGCTCTGACCCCGAACGCAGAGCCACACAGAACGGTACAACGGTGTGTAGCTTCCGCGTGGCGTGGAGCGAAAAGGTAAAGGACAGAGAAACAAAACTGTTTCTCCCCTGTGTGGCATGGCAGGGAACGGCAGAGCTGATCTGCACCCACTTTACCAAAGGCAAGGAGATCATCGTGGAGGGCAAGCTCTCCAGCCGGGAATACGAGGACAAGACCGGCAACAAGCGCACCGTGGTGGAGCTGACTGCCGACAAGGTGCATTTCTGCGGCAGCAAGGACGCTGTACAAAAGCCCACGCAGACCTTCACGGAGATTTCCGAGGACGACGGCGATTTGCCGTTTTAAGGCGGTGCGCCGATGCCGAACAGAATCATACGCGAGAGCATCTGCACCAGCGACAGCATAGATGGGCTTTCGTGGTTCGAGGAGGTCTTGTTCTATCGGCTGATTGTTTCTTGCGATGATTTCGGGCGCTATGACGGACGGGCCGCAATTATCAAAAACAGGCTATTTCCTTTGAAAGACAATCTTACTCTGAAAACTGTAGAAAACGCCCTTCATGGATTGGCGAGTGCTGGATTGGTTGCCCTTTATACTTCACAGGGCAAGCGCTTCCTCTACCTACCAACATGGGGTAAGTATCAGAACCAGAGAGCAAAGGAAAGCAAATATCCTGAGCCTGTAGAGCCTACGCAAGCAGATGAAATCATTTGCAAACAAATGAATGCAGATGTTCCCGTATTCGAGAGTCGAGAATCGGGAATCGATATACGAGAATCGAGAAGCGAGAATAATGCGCGCGAGGCGCGCTTCTCTCCGCCTTCTTTGGCCGAAGTTCAGGCTTATATCTCCGAACGGAAGTCTGCGGTTGACGCACAGCAGTTTGTCGATTTCTACGCCAGCAAGGGATGGATGGTGGGCAAAAACCGCATGAAGGACTGGAAGGCTGCCGTCAGAACATGGGAGAAGCGCAGAAAGGAGGAAGCCGGTGAACATCCAACAAAGCAAGAATACCATGTCGGAACATGGCTGTGACATCTGCGGCGGGCTGGGCTTCATCATCCGGCGCACGGAAAGCGGCGAACGGGTGAGTAGAACTTGTAAATGCGAGATCATCCGGCAAAACAGAATTCGCATGGAGCGTTCCGGGCTGGCCGGTCTGCTGGATAACTGTACATTCGAGGCATTCCAAACGCGGGAGTATTGGCAACAGGCCGCAAAGCAAGCGGCGGAGAAGTATTTGACCGACTGGAAGGGCAAGTGGTTTTTCATCGGCGGCTCTCCCGGAACCGGGAAAACCCACCTGTGTACGGCGATTTGCGCCAAGCTGATGGACGGTGGAATACCTGTACGGTATGTGCAATGGCGGGGAGATATTCCGGCAATCAAGGCAAAGGTAAACGATGCGGAAGCATACGCCGAAGCCATGCACCCGCTGAAAACCGTCCGTGCGCTGTATATCGACGATTTTCTAAAGGGCAGCGTTACGGATGCCGACAAAAACATTGCTTTTGACCTGCTGAATGCCCGGTACATTGACCCGGATGCAATCACGATCATCTCCACGGAGTTGACCATTGACCGCATTTTGAGCTGGGATGAAGCCATCGGCAGCAGAATTAACCAGCGGGCGAGGGATTATATGCTTAACATCGGCAAAAAGCAAAATTGGAGGCTGAAATGAAAGTTTTGGTTGCCTGCGAGGAATCGCAGGAAGTCTGTAAGGCGTTCCGCGCATTGGGGCATGAGGCATATTCTTGCGACATTCAGGAGCCGTCTGGCGGACACCCAGAGTGGCATATTCTGGACGATGCCGTGGACGTTGTCAATAGACCTGGGTTTATTACCACAATGGACGGCGCAACGCATATTGTTACTTGGGATTTGCTGATCGCACACCCGCCGTGCACATACCTCAGCAATGCAGGCGCGCGGCACTTGTGGAAAGGGCATCAACTGCAAGCGGACAGGGTAATGCTCGGAATAAAGGCACGTGACTTTTTCATGGAGTTTTATCGTGCCGATATACCGCTTGTGGCGGTTGAGAATCCTGTACCGAGTAAGATTTTTGTAATGCCGGAATACTCGCAAATTATCCAGCCATATCAATTTGGACATCCGTACACTAAAAGAACGTGCTTATGGTTGAGAAATTTACCACCGTTGGAGCCGACCAATATTGTTGAACCGACAGCAACATGGTGCCCGAGCGGCAGCTACAGCCATAAGCATGGGGAACGGCATAAAGGTATGTTTACCACGGATAGGGCGAAAAACCGCGCAAAGACTTTCCCCGGCATCGCCAAAGCTATGGCGGAGCAGTGGGGTGGATTGGAGGATTGACATGACAAAGAAAATTCTTGATGCCACCTGCGGATCTCGGACAATATGGTTTAACAAAAGCCATCCTGCCGCAATCTATTGCGATGCGCGGGACGAGGAATATACGGGGATTTGGAAGAGCACAAACCGAGATTCTGAACGAACCTGCGTCGTGCATCCAGACATACAGTGTGATTTTACGGATCTGCCGTTTTTGGACAACACATTTTCTCTTGTAGTCTTTGATCCACCGCCCCTTCGCCGCGTCGGGGAAAACTCTTGGATGCGGAAGAAGTACGGACAGCTCGGCGAGAACTGGCGCGAAATGCTGCATGACGGATTCCGCGAGTGTATGCGCGTATTAAAACCGGACGGCGTTCTGATTTTTAAGTGGGCAGAAACGCAAATCCCCGCTGCAGATGTTTGGGCGGCAATCGGAGAACGCCCGCTTTTCGGGCATCATAGCGGAAAGAAGTCACAGACCTTTTGGGGATGTTTTATGAAACTTATGGAGGATTGACATGACCACATTACGCATGATTCCCGGCATTACATACACCCGGAAAAATCTTGAAGCATTGACCGGGATGCCGGACAGAGCAAACAGGCACATGATCCGAGCCCAGCGGCGGCAAGGGGTGCCCATTGTGGCTCTGCCGGATGGCTGGTATAAACTGGCGGAGACGGACGAGGAGAAGAAGATGCTCCTTGCCATGTACCGAAAGCGGGCGCTGGACGAGCTGGCCACATACCGCCTCCTTGCCAAATCGATGCAGGTGGATGGGCAGATGGAGGTGGCGGGAGATGGAACGGTTTAACACTCCGTTGACGAACGAGGCTGCCAAGAAATTGCTATCCCTTGATTTGGATGACAAGGTCATCACCAGCGTTGAGAAACTGGATGAGTGGTACACCGCGTGGGGCGGACAGTGTTATGTTTCATTTTCCGGTGGAAAGGACAGCACCGCTCTTGCGTATTTGGCTGCAAGGTATCTTTCGCTGTTCCGCACACCTCCGTGGCCGCTGAATTTGGCGTTTGCCAACACCGGCCTTGAATACCCGGAGATACAGAGATTTGTCAACGAGTACGCGGCATGGTTGCGGAAGGAGTTCCCACGGATCACTGTCAATCTTGTGCGACTACGGCCACGGATGAATATCCGGCAGGTGGTGACAAATTACGGATACAGTATCGCAAGCAAGGAAGTGGCTGACTGCGTTGTAGCCGCAAAACGAAATCCGAACGGGCAACGCATGAGGCGCTTGCGCGGAGAAGATATTAGAAGAGACGGAAACCTGTCTGTGTACAATTGCGCTAAGTGGGAATTTCTGCTGAGTGCGCCGTTTAAGGTGTCCGCACAATGCTGCAGAGTGATGAAAAAAGAACCGCTAAAATTACACGAGCATAAATCGGGGATGAAACCAATAACCGCAGTAATGGCATCGGAAAGCCGATTGAGAATGACATATTGGCTTAAATCTGGGTGTAATGCGTTTGAAGGGAAACGCAAAATTGGCAAGCCGATGAGCTTTTGGACGGAACAGGATGTGCTGCGGTTTATCGTAGATCGGCATATCCCTATCGCAAGCGTCTACGGCGATATCGTAGCAAGCGATGGCGAGAACGACTACGATGCGACGCTGACGGAATGCCAGCTGCACTGTACGGGATGCCAGCGCACGGGCTGTATGTTCTGCGCATTTGGTGCGCATCTCGAAAAGGGAGAAAACCGGTTTGAGCGCATGAAGCACACGCATCCGAAGCACTACGACTTTTGCATCGGCGGCGGCGAATGGGACGAGGATGGGCTATGGAAACCCAACGAAAAGGGGCTTGGCTACGCCAGAGTATTGGACTACATCGGAGTGAGGTATTGAGATGACGGTATACATGCGAGTGAGCCGCGACAAGTACGAGCTTCCGGATGCAGTTTCGGAATCTATTATCGAGCTGGCCAACATTTGCGGCGTCAGCTGGCGGACGATCTACCGGGCCGTTTACGGCGGCAAGCGTACCAAAGGACGGCCCAAGTATGTGGCCGTACCGATAGGGGAGGGAGACGATGATTGAGATTACGGTGCCGCTGCCACCAATCACAAAGAAAAACTCTATGCGGATCATGCGCAACAAAAAAACGCGGAAGCCGTTTATTATGCCGTCCGAGCAATACCAGGACTACGAGGATGAAGCTGTATGGCACTGCAAAAGGGCCAGAGTGCAGCGCCCCATTGAGAAGCCTGTGGAGGTCAAATGCCTGTTTTATATGCCTACCCGGCGGCGAGTGGATTTGACAAATCTGCTGGAATCCATCGACGATGTGCTGGTGAGGGCCGGTGTGCTCAAGGACGACCACAGCGGCATTATCGTTAGCCACGATGGGAGTCGGGTGCTGTACGACAAGGATAACCCACGGACAGTATTGTTTATCCGGGAGATGGAGGACATGGATGCTACAACCCGAGATGCGCGTATGTAAGCGCTGCGGCATGGAAAAGCCAATCACAAACTACAACAAAAAAGATACCAACAAGTGGAGGACAACTTGCAAACAGTGTGATGCAATCGTCAGAAAGATGCGCCGGATAAGCGAAAAGAGGCTCACAAACCAAAACAACGCGGGAAGCAGGGGGACGCTATGTTGGAGATGCAAAAAAGCTGTTGGGCGCTGCTCCTGGACGGAGCTGGATAGATTCAAAAAGGTACGCTTTGAGCCAGTGCCGGGATGGGTGGCGGTAAAATCGCTCGGCATTCCAGGCCGCAAGTCAGAGTCTTACTTGGTGCTAAGCTGCCCGGAGTTTGAGGCGGACGAAAGGGGTGGCGATGGTGAATGATTTTGACTACGACTGCATGCAGAAAAAGCGTGTGGCACGAGGGGCATTTGCTCACATCAACAGAAGACGCGGCGGGTGTGCGCTCCCCAGCGACACCCTCACCGAAAAGCAGAGGAAGGAGAAAAACGGAGAAGTGAAAAGCTATAATATCACGCGGCCTATGCAGTGGCGGGAATTTAAGGCAATGCCGGAGGATCTGAAGCGTGAGTTTTTCCGCAACATGCAATCTTTCGGTGGTACGGCCAAATGGCTGGCGGAGGAAATGAACGCTTGTGATGCAACGATACGCCGCGAGGCGGAATTAGTAGGTGCACCATTCCGGCGCGGTGGCCGAAACGAAAAAATGTGGCAGAGCAAAGTTACAAAGTGGGCTAACACGGATGCGGTGGCCGTACATACGGCAGATGCGCAGAGCGAGGGGGGGCACGTCACCGCCGATGTACCGGAAGGCAAAAAGCAACAGGTGGGAGCTAAGCTGCTGCATGCTCGGCTGGAGATGAGCGGTGACCGGGAATCCCTGCTTGCAAACCTACGGGTATTGCTGCCGGATGAAGGGCAGGTGACGGTGGAATGGTGAAAAGAAGCGTGTTAATCGCGGCGCTGCTTGTAGCAATCTTGGGGACCTTGGGCATTGCGTCTGCCACAGAGGACAGCGGGCAAACGCCGGAGACTGTAGTTGTGCCGCCGGGGGTGGTTCTGCCCCGCGATGAGCCGCAGGAGACCCAGGAGACGCGGACATGCGTATTTACCGTCACTGCGTACTGCCCCTGTGAAAAATGCTGTGGGGCGTACGCAAATGGCTACACAGCTACCGGCGAAAAGGCCACACAGGGCGTGACAATTGCCGCAGACCCAGATGTGCTGCCGATGGGTACGAAAATAGAACTGGACGGCCATACATACACCGTGCAGGACACCGGCGGCGCCATTGCCGGGTATCGGCTGGATCTGTATTTTGACAGCCACGAGGATGCACTCCAATGGGGCGTGCGGAAAAAGATCGTGAGGTGGGCCGGATGAAAAGCCCCTGCGTAAAGGATTGCCCGGACAGGCTCCCATGCGGGGCTTGCCGGCAGAGCTGCGAGGCGTTCCTGGCGTATGAGGCCCAGCGGCTGGAGGGGAAGCCCTGGGTGGATCGGTCCAACACCGCCGCCCGGGAACGCTATGTGCGGCAGAGCGCGAGGTTTGCAAAGGCCGGGAAACGACACATGAGATAGGAGGTTGACAATATGGATGCTGTGAAGTTTATTGAGGAGCGGAATAGAATGTGCGGCACCATGAGTGAGGTGTGGGGCGTTGATGCGGCGCAAATTGTGAAGAACACCGAAGAGTGGGCTGCCGCACACCCGCGCAAGACACGACAGAGCGTATTTCTGGAGCAGTGGCCGACTGCAAAAATTGACGAAAGCGGCTGTCTGGGTGTCTGTCCATGTTTAGTTTCTGCTGCCCACAGAAACGAAGATGGTTACTGCGCAGAAGCTGGTGTAATATGCTGCGATTGCCGCCGTGAGTTCTGGATGCAGGAGGTGGAGTGATGGAACGACTAACTGAATACGAAGTAGTGGGCGGACACGTCCACGCAGTTCCGACTGGGGACGTCGATCAGGCAATGATGCGTCTTGCCGCCTACGAGGACACGGGGCTGACGCCGGAGGAAGTGTCTGCGCTGATTAAAGACTGGAGCGACCGTTGCACTATCGTAGGAGAGTGTGGCGGCGTCGAACGCATGCGGGAGCTGGCCGAGGCCGACAAGGACGGGCGCGTGGTGGTGCTGCCGTTTACCAGTGGGCGCACTTTGCTATCCAAGGAAAACATCGACAGTCCGCGACTTTTGAAGGATGTAGAGCTTGCAATTCGTTATTGCAGCAGCTGCGGAATTGTGTTTTACATGGGGTACAATGTGTTCTGTGATCTGGTGAAACACGGGAGAATTACTGCGGTAAGCGAGGAAACGGAGAAAGCATTGGAGGCGATGAAATGAAACTGACCATTATCTTCAAGGACGAGGTTGAGGAACACATGAAAAAGCAATTCGGGCATTTCACGAATCCGCGGCAGATATACGGTGTGAAGTCCGTACGCATGGAAGGGGGGTATCTATACTCCTTGATTTCTGACACGGTTCGCTGGCGTATGGATGACATTTCCAGATTTTACTGTGAGGAGGGCTGACAATGGCTGAATACATCGAGCGCACGGAAGAACTCATGCTTGCCATGAACGCCGGGTCGAGAGCAATTGAGAACACGAAGCGTTATCACGGTGCTGTTTACACCAAGGATGTGTTCTCGGAGAGCCCACAGGAAATCCCATACTTGCAGGCTGCCAAAGTGTTGCGAGAAGTAAGCGATGCCCCCGCCGCTGATGTGGCCCCGGTGGTGCATGGGCACTTTGTACATGACGGGCCGAGGTTTGCTGGCGGTGTAGACTGGTGGCGCTGTAGCGCCTGTGGCGGGCTGGCATCTGGCGCGGAGACGCAATTCGCCTACTGCCCCAACTGCGGGGCGAAAATGGACGGAGGTGTGGACAATGAGACTGATTGATGCAGATGCACTGGGCGTGGGGCGATGCAGCAGGGATGTATTGCCAGCGGACTACTGCGCCGGGTGGAACGGGCTGATAAGGTTATTAGAAAAAGCCCCTACAGTGGACGCTGTGCCGGTGGTGCATGGGCGGTGGACGCATCTTGGCGGGGACGAGTGGTGCGGTGTAAGGAGTGTAAGTGGACAGGCGGCGATTTTGTGTGCTACCGGGGTGTGATGGTACAGCACAAGCCGGAGGATTTCTGCTCCTACGGCGAACGGAAGGAAGGTGCGGAATGTTAATTTGCACTTGCCCTAACGAGATGGAATGTCCCGCATTATTATCAGATGTGGTGTGTTTGCCGTGGTGCGAATATCTGGAGGACGGTGAAGGCGATGAATGATGAATGCAAGTGGATGCAAGACGAGGTTTGCGTCAACGCAGATTGCCCGATGTGCGCGGATTATTGCCCTGTGGCTGATAATCCTGGCGTATGCAAATACGAGGAAAGGGGTAATAGCGATGTTCAAAAGGGCAAACGGCAGACCGGTGCCAAATAATCCGGATAAGGCTTACGAACTGGGCCGCCTGGATGGCACCAAACAATGCATGGACAATGTGTCCTGCGTACTGCTGGACAAGTGCGGATTCCATGTGCGGGAGGAGACGGCGGACGAGCACGACACCCGCAGCCTGGAATACTTACAGCAGTGCCTTGTGGAGCTGGTGGAGGCCAAAAACAACGGCTATGTAAAGATGGCGGACATCGAAAAGGCCCTGCGGGGCGAATATAAGATGGTAAACAGCGCGGAGTAAAGGAGGGCAAATGAGCAAAAAGGCGACACTGCCTTATGATGTGCGGTTGGAGTGCATTGCTTATGTGCGTGGGTATCCGCGCCGGGTGCGGGCGTACCGCGAGGCCCGGGCGGAGATCCTGGACGGGACGCATAGTGCCACAGAGGGCATGCCAACAGGATCGGGCGCTGGTAGGCCTGCCGAGAGTAAGGCGGAGCAGCTGGCCGCCATAGAGCGATGGCCGGAGACGCAGAAGATGCTGGCGGTGGAATACGCTATAGACCGCTGCGGCAGAGATATCGGCAGCGATACAATCCGGCGGCAGCTAATATATGGCATTATGCGCAACTGCCAAGGAAAGCACAAGTATGCCCGTAATCGGATCGTGATCCCGGGGATCAGCGAGAGGACATTCAGTCGGAGGAAGGAGCAATTTTTGATGGATGTGGCAAAATACAGTGGTCTTTACACAAAAGATGGCACAAATTCCACTTAATGATGTGCTACAATAGGTACAGTGGATGATAGGACATGGTCATCCACGCGATTTCCCAATCATCACTTTTCCTCCCTTCTATGCGCCGCCGGTATTGGGCGCACCTTCTGGCACCGAAAGGTCATACCGGCACAAACAGCCTGTAGGGAAACCTATGGGCTGTTGTTATATGCCGTGCGCTCGTTGCACCCCGCGATCTGGGGCGGGAGGTCGCACCTCCCACACGGCACCAACAGGACCCCTCGCACCTCTCAACGATGTGACCCAGAGGGGACATATGCGGCATAGGTGCCCCGTAAGGGGAGACCACAGCGAGTGACGGGGACTTTCCCTGAAGCGCTAAAGCAGGGCAGGTCTGCAATGCCGCACAATAAAAAGAAAAAAGAGCGGGAGCTCCGCTCTTTTTCCCCAGCATACTGTTTTTAGCATTTCAATCCACGGGAAATAGGATCGAATTTCCCACCGATGCAAGCGCCTCCTGCATCGGACAAGTCAATCATATACTATCCGATTCATTCTGTCAATAGAAAATATCAAAAATAGTGTGTAGCCCATGTTTGAGAGGTCCAAGAGGCCCGCATGGGAGGGTAAAGACTGTTACTGTAGCCAAGGGGTGGGGGCTGGTGACAAACAAGGAGGAAAGCATGGAAATCACAAAACGGCGGCTTGCGGATATTGTGCCGTATGCCGGCAACGCAAAAAAGCATGATAAACGGCAAATCAACAATGTTGCGGAGAGCATCAAGCAATACGGCTTTGTGCAGCCGATTGTGATTGACCGTGACGGTGTGATTGTAATCGGCCACTGCCGCGCTCTGGCGGCAAAAAAGCTGGGCATGGAAGAAGTGCCCTGTGTCTGCGTGGACGATCTGACACCGGAGCAAGTGAACGCCCTGCGGCTGGTAGATAACAAGAGCAACGAGAGCGATTGGGACTTTGACCTGCTGGCTGATGAGCTGCCGGGGCTTGACTTGTCTGCTTTTGACTTTGATTGGGGTCTGCGTGATGAACTCGACACGTCAGTGGTAGAGGACAACTACGATCCTGTTTTACCGGCAGAGCCGAAGAGCAAACTGGGCGATGTGTACCAGCTTGGAGACCATCGCCTTATGTGCGGAGACAGCACGTCTTTGACAGACGTACAGAAGCTCGTGGGGGGGGCACAAATGGATCTGCTGCTCACAGACCCCCCATACAATGTGGACTATCATGGCACCGCCGGGAAGATTAAGAACGACAATATGGAGGATGCGGCCTTCAGGCGTTTCCTGACGGATGCATTCTCCAATGCGGCGATGGTCATGAAGCCCGGTGCTCCGTTCTACATCTGGCACGCAGACAACAGTGAAGGGTATAACTTTCGCGGTGCGTGCAGAGATGCGATGCTGCGTGTCAGGCAGTGCCTGATCTGGGTGAAGAACTCCCTTGTGATGGGGAGACAGGATTTCCAGTGGAAACATGAGCCTTGCCTGTATGGTGAGAGCGAGATTGGAGAGGAAGCACACGAACCTTGCCTGTACGGATGGACGGAAGGCAAGAAGCACTATTTCTTCAAGAACCGCAGGCAGACAACCGTGTTGAATTTTGATAAGCCTGTCAAATCTGCGGAGCATCCGACCATGAAGCCGATTAAGCTGTTTGATTACCAGATGCAGTGCTCCAGTAAGCCGGGGGAGAATGTGCTTGACCTGTTCGCTGGATCTGGCACAACAATTATGGCAGCGGAGCAGAATGGCAGACACGCTTTCTGCATGGAGTACGATCCGAAGTATGCGGACGTCATTATTGATCGATGGGAAAAGTTTACCGGAGGAAAGGCGGTTCTTCTGAATGACGATTGAAGAAGCGCGGGCGATCATTGAAAAAACAGGCAGCCCGCACCTAAAGCGGGACATGGAGAAGTTTATTAAACGCCAGCAGAGAAAGGAGGGTGCGTATGGCAAGGCCAAGAAAGGAAATAGATCAGGAGCAGTTCGAGAACCTCTGCGGCCTGCAATGCACGCTTGAGGAAATCTGCGGCTGGTTTGATGTGACCGATAAAACATTGGATAGTTGGTGTAAACGCACCTATCATGCCAGTTTTTCCGAGGTATTTAGGCAAAAGCGAGGAGCGGGGAAAATTTCGCTGCGTCGGAGCCAGTGGCAGCTTGCGGCAAAGAACGCAAGCATGGCTATTTGGCTGGGGAAACAGTACCTTGGGCAGCGCGATATTGTTGAGCTGGGTTTGCCGACTGACAACACGCAGGATGACGCATTGAGTGTGAGTCTGCGTGAAATGGCAGAAGGGTTGGAGAGCGATGGGTAAATATAGAAAAAAGCCGGTTGTTATTGAAGCATTTCAGTTAAACGCAAGAGGGCTTGTCGGAGAAGATTGGTTTTGGAATGCAGTTTCGGAAAATACAATTGTTACCCATGACTTTGGCAAGCATTATCCGAATCCGGCATGGTGCGAGATAAAGACGCTTGAAGGGACAATGATTGCTAAAGCCGGAGATTATATTATTCGGGGCGTAAATGGAGAAATTTATCCATGTAAGAGCGAGATTTTTCACGTGAGTTATGAGGCCGTCCTATGATTTCAGAAAAGCAGCAGAAAATCCTGGCCTTTCCGTATTCCAAATACGACGCGCTTATCTGCGACGGCGCTGTGCGTTCCGGTAAGACCTCTATCATGATGTGGGCGTTCGTCCGCTGGGCGATGGAGAATTTCAGCGGTCAGCGCTTCGGCGTGTGTGGCCGCACGGTTGATAGCTGCACCAAGAATATCATCGTGCCGTTCACAGCGATGAGCCTTGCAAAGGAACGTTATATCATCCGCTGGCGGCGCGGTGACAAGGTGATGGAGGTGCGGCGCGGAGCCGTGACGAATTACTTTGAAGTGTTCGGTGGAAAGGACGAGGCAAGCTATACGCTGATCCAGGGCCGGACGCTGGCGGGGGTACTACTGGACGAAGTGGTGCTGATGCCGCGCTCGTTTGTGGAACAGGCCTTGACCCGCTGCTCTGTGGACGGAGCAAAACTGTGGTTTTCCTGCAACCCCGGAAGCCCACAGCATTGGTTTTACACAGAGTGGATCAAGCGACACCGAGAGCGGAACGCGCTGTATCTGCATTTTGAAATGACGGACAACCCCGGGCTGTCGCAGAAAACGCTGGAGCGGTATCAGTCGATGTTTACGGGCGTGTTTTATGATCGTTACATCCGTGGACTGTGGGTGCTGGCCGAGGGGCTGATTTACCCCATGTTTGACGATAGCTGCATTGTGGACGAGCTGCCGGAAAATGGAGAATACTATGTTTCCTGCGACTACGGCACGCTTAACCCGTTTTCTGCAGGACTTTGGTGCTGGGACGGCAAGGCGGCCACGCGCATCCGTGAGTATTACTATTCCGGGCGCGAGAACCAGAAGAACAAGACGGACGAGGAATACGCAGACGAAATTAAAAAGCTCATCGGTGAGGCAGATGTCAAAAGCATTATCGTCGACCCGTCTGCCGCCTCGTTTATCGAGGTTTTGCGGCGGCGCGGTTATATGGTCCGCAAGGCCAACAACGATGTGACAAACGGGATTATGACTACGGCTCGGTTTTTGCAAGACGGCATTCTCAAAGTGCATCGTGGCTGCAAAGACTGCATCCGCGAGTTTGGGCTATATCGGTGGGACGAAAAATCCGCCGACGACAGGCCAATCAAGGAAAACGACCACGCAATGGACGAAACGCGCTATTTTGCCTACACAATCTTGAAGAATAAGGCGTATAAACGCGATTATGTCCCCATTTGGAGCAGATAGGAGTGAGCGGAGATTAAGACATATAATGACCTTGTGGCGGTGGGTGAGGATGAATGGGCGCGGATGGAGTTTATCCGAAGCGCGATCAACGAGCACCGCGAATCCCACGCATATAAGACGGCGGCGGATGCTGAGGAATATTACAACGGCCTGAATCCGACCATTAACCGCTATGAAAAGATCATCTACGATATGCAGGGCCGCAGCCACACGGATATGTGGACGGCGAACCACAAGCTGGCCAGCCGGTTTTTTGGCCTGGCGGTGGATCAGGAGGTTTCGTATCTGCTGGGTAACGGCGTAACCTTTGCGGAGAAGGAAACGCCGAACAAGCTATGCCCGGACTTCGATCAGGAAGTCATGGATGCAGCGCGTGAGGCGAAAATTGCGGGCGTGTCCTTCGGTTTCTGGGATTTGTCGCATTTGCGTGTGTTCTCCCTGCTTGAGTTCGTCCCCCTCTATGATGAAGAGGACGGCGCGATGAAAGCCGGTATCCGGTTCTGGCAAGTGGCGCCGGATAAGCCCTTGAGAGCGACGCTGTATGAGATCGACGGATTTACCGAGTATTTCCAGCCCAGCGGCGAGGATATGGACGTCATGCAGCCAAAGCGCAGCTATAAGCTGATCGAGCGCAAGGCGGAGGTCGGCGAAACAGAGATTTATGACGGCGGGAACTATCCGAGCTTCCCCATTGTACCGCTGAAAAACAACAAGCGGTGTCTCTCCGAGATCGTCGGCAAGCGCAACACCATCGACGCGCTCGACCTTGCGTCCTCTAACATGGTCAACAACGTGGACGAGGGCAATTTGATCTATTGGGTGCTTTCCAATTGCAATGGTATGGACGATTTGGACGATGCCAAGTTTATTGAGAGGCTGAAAACCACCCATGTTGCCCACGCCAACGGTGATGATGGCGCAAAGGTGGAGAGCAAGACCATCGAGGCCCCGTATGAGGGCACGAGCAGCACCATTGATATGCTTAAGAAAAAGCTCTATGAAGATTTCCAGTGCTTTGACGCGGCGGCGGTATCTGCCGGCAACCAGACGGCGACCGCGATCAAGGCCAGCTATGTGCCGCTGGATCTGAAAACAGACAAGTTTGAATCCGAGGTCACGCGGTTTATTGTGGAAATCCTGCGTCTGGCAGGCATTGAGGACCAGCCGAGTTATACGCGCAATCAGATCATCAACAAGAGCGAGGAAACGCAGAACATCCTTCTGGGCGCGGCGTATTACGATGACGAATACATCACAAAGAAGCTGCTGACGATCAACGGTGACATTGACCAGTACGAGGACATGGCAAAGCGGAAGGCGGCAGAAGAGATTGACCGGAGCTTTGCGGAACCGGATGCGCCGGAGGTGAACGGCGATGGCGAACAGTGACCTCGGCCACAAGCTGACCGACAAGGAGCTTGAAAAACTGGAAAGGCGCATTGCAAAGCTATACCGCGAGGCAGGGAAAGAGCTGCAAGCGACCATCGACGCATATTTCGAGCAATTCAAAAAGCGCGACGAGGAAATGAAGGCGCTGATCGGCACCGAGCAGAACGGTAAGGAATGGACGGAGGCCGACTATAAGCAATGGCGGCTCACCCAGATTGGGCGCGGGGAACGCTATCAGGCCATGCAAGACAAAGTGGCGCGCCGTGCCACGGACGCAAACGCCGTGGCGGTGTCCTACACCAACGATGCTACGCCGGGTATCTACTCTCTCAACCGCAACTATTCTGCGTACACCATCGAGCAGGTCGCGGGAAATGTTGGTTTTGACCTGTGGGACGAGCAGACGGTCAAACGGCTCATGGTAGAGCAGCCGGATTTAATGCCATATTACCCGCCGAAACGCGCCTTAAAGCGTGGTATCGACCTCGCGTATGGCAAGAAGCAAATCACGGCAAGCGTGACCAGCTCCATCTTGCAGGGCAAAAGCATCAAGCACATGGCGGATGACCTGCAAAAGCGGATTACCACCATGAGCCGCGATTCCGCCATCCGCACCGCCCGTACAGCTGTGACTGGCGCGCAGAACGCCGGACGCATGGACAGCTACGCGGCGGCTGGAAAGATGGGAATAAAGCTCAAAAAAGAATGGTTGGCTACGCTGGACTCGCGTACACGCCACTCTCATGCCATGCTTGACGGCGAACAAGTGGCGCAGGACAAGAAGTTTTCTAATGGTTGTCGCTTCCCCGGCGACCCACAAGGGCCACCGTGGGAGATATATAACTGCCGTTGTACGCTGGTTGCGGCGGTGGATGGTGTAGATACATCAGACGGGCTGCGTAGGACACGCGACGGGCTTATATCTGACATGACATATGCGCAGTGGAAAGACTTTAAAACTGCGTCACATAGTAGTATAATAAGAGCAAATGATAGCTGGAAAGTTATAGCCGATCCAATTACACAAGCGACAATAGATAGCGTACCTGAAATAGTACCGCGGGGTTTTACCAAGGAAATGGCGGACCGATTGCAAGAGGCATATCAAGATATATTGACCAAGGCAATGGAGCAGGAAGACATTCGGACAGAAGTGGGTGCGGTATTCAACATGCGGATGGAAAGGATCTCGGAGGTCACGGTTGGTGAGCGCAATCATATTTGCTTGCTATCACCGAATGAGGCGTACATTTCGATCCATAGCCACCCGGATAGCCTGATATTCTCCGCGAAAGATTTGCAGATATTTGCCGCAAATTTGAATATGCAGATGATGTCAGTAGTGGGGAATGACGGAACGATTTACATCTTGCAACGCACGGATGATTACGACGGGTTCTTATTTTTAAAAGACTTTTCGGAAGTGCAGACGAGATTAAAGCGGTTGGCAGAAGAAAACAAGCCGATTGAATATGTGGCGGAAATAGCAGGTTTTTTAGAGAGGAGCGAAGAATATGGCACACATTTTGACAGATACAGAATGTGAGGAGCTATTGGAGTATTTAAAGCATCATGAACCATATGACGAAAGCGATCCCGTAATGCATGACTTTGACGGTGAATGTGATAACGACCGCATGATGGCGACAATTGCCAAGAAAATACTGGAGACACAGAGTAGACAGGCGTAATATGAACATTGAGACCCACGACAACAGCAAAGAGATTTCTGCCGAGATTAAGGCGGCACTGCTGCGCGGGCTGGAAAAGATCGGTCTGGTGGCAGAGGGATATGCGAAAAAGCTGTGCCCCGTTGACACTGGCAATCTGCGGAACAGCATTACCCATGTGGTAGATGAGCAGGAACCGGCGGCGATCATCGGCACGGATTCCGAGTACGGCGCGTATGTGGAATTAGGCACCGGCATTTATGCCGAAGGCGGCGGCGGACGGCCTACACCGTGGGTGTATCAGGACGCAAAGGGAAATTGGCATTACACGCGTGGCAACAAGGCACAGCCGTTTTTGAAACCTGCTGCCGCCGACCATGCCATCCAATACCGGAAGATATTGGAGGACGAACTGAAATAGGAGCTAACTGCTTACAAATTGTATGCAGTTGGCTCTTTTTGTTAATTACCGCAAGGGACAGCGGTTTTTATAAAACTATCGTTTCCGAAGGAACGGAACCGAAGAAAAGGAGATAGTGTCATGGCACTTACACGAAAACTTTTGAAGGGTATGGGTCTCACTGACGAGCAGGTTGATACCATCATCGAGGCGCATACCGACACCGTGGACGGCCTAAAGGCGGATGTGACCCGCTACAAGGCCGATGCGGAGAAGCTGCCCGACATCCAGAAGCAGTTGGATGATCTCAAGGCAGCAGGTGACGGCGGCTATAAGGAAAAGTACGAGAAAGAGCACAAGGCTTTTGAGGACTTCAAGGCCAATGTCACGGCAAAGGAAAGCAAGGCGGCGAAGGAAAAGGCCGTCCGGGCTTACTTTGAGAGCAAAAACATCACCGGCGCGAATCTCGACCTTGCGATGCGTGGCTGCGGCGAAGAAATGGCCGCATTGGAGCTGGACGGCGAGAAGATCAAGGACACCAAGAGCCTTGATGCACTCGTAGACGGCACCTACAAGGGGCTTGTCTCCACCACGCAGACGCACGGGGCGAATCCCGCCAACCCCCCGGCAAACACCGGCGGCGCAAAATCCCGAGAGGACATCTACAAGAAGGACGATAAAGGCCGCTATGTGATGTCTACGGCGGAGCGCCAGAAAGCGCTTGCCGACCTGATGGCAAGCGAAAACAACTGATTTTTTGAAAGGAGCTATTTATGGCTGCGAAAACTAATGTAACAACTTCCGCGCAGTTTACTACTTCCGCACGCGAGGTGGATTTCGTGTCCCGCTTCGCCGATAACTGGGACGCGCTGCGCAACATCATGGGCATCATGCGTCCCATCCGCAAGGCCCCCGGCACGAAGCTGGTTTCCTACAAGGCCAGCGTGGACGGCGGTCTCAAGGGCGGCACTGTGGCTGAAGGTGACGAGATCCCCTTTACCAAGATGAAGGTGGAGCCTGTTGCCTATGGCGACATCGACATTTCCAAGTATGCTAAGAGCGTGACCATCGAGAGCGTGGCAAAGTACGGCGCTGACGTTGCCGTGGAGAAGACCGACGAGGCTTTCCTCGTGGCCCTGCAGAACAAGGTTCTGACCGATTTCTACACCTTCCTTGGCACCGGCACGCTCAAGGTAACGGAAAAGACCTGGCAGCGCGCTCTTGCGATGGCAAAGGGCAAAGTGCTGGACAAGTTTGCCGGTCTCGACAAGGACGTGACCGAGGTGGTGGGATTTGCCAACATCATCGACGCTTACGATTACCTGGGCGACAAGGAGATCACCGTGCAGACAATGTTCGGCATCAACTACGTGGAGAACTTCATGGGCTACCGCACCCTGTTCCTGCTGCCCGAGAAGTACATCGCCTCCAAGAAGGTGATCGCTTTGCCCGTGGAGAACATAGATCTTTACTATGTGGACCCGAGCGACAGCGACTTTGCCAAGCTGGGGCTGAATTACACCGTGAAGGGCGAGACCAATCTGATCGGCGTCCATGTCGACGGCGATTACAGCCGCGCAACGGGCGATATGTACGCCATCATGGGCATGAAGCTGTGGGCTGAGTATCTGGACGGCATTGCCGTGGCTACCGTTTCGGTGGCCGGCGCGGGCTAAATAGGAGGGCAGCGTGATGCTTGAACAGGTCTTACGGCACTTGAACAACTGGTTCCTTGTGGAGATTCACGAGGGCACGTTCACCGTGGAGAATGGCAGCATTGCGCTGCCTTTTCTTCTGACCAATCAATATTTCCGTATCTGCGGCTCTGTGCTTAATGACGGTCTGCATCAATATCCGGCGACCGACCTGACGGATGAAACGTTTACAGGGATGGTGTGGGCGCTGGCGGTGCCAAAGGCTGTAGTTGCACTTGCCGAAGATATCGCCGCGTGGGAAGAAAAGAACGGTGAAGCCGTTTTAAGCCCGTACACGAGCGAAAGCTTCGGCGGTTACAGTTACACCAAGGCGAGCGGCGGAAATGCCGACACGAGCGCTGGGACGGGCTGGCAGGGCGCTTTTAAAGGCCGATTAAATGACTGGCGCAAGCTCAAGGGGGTGGAACCGTGACTTTACTGGACGATTTTGCTCACAAGTGCATTCTGATGGAGAAAAAGCGCACGCCTGACGGCGCGGGCGGCTACATCACTGCGTGGGAAGAGGGAGCGGAGTTCCTCAATTACCAGTCTCTTGACACATCGATGGAGGCGCGAAAAGCGGAAAAGGAGGGTGTGACCTCGGTATATTCCGCACTTGTCAATCAGAGCGTTCCCATCGAGTACAACGATTATTTCCGCGATACGGAAACGGGGATTACCTATCGCGTGACCTCAAATCCCGAGGAAAAGGCCGCGCCGAGGTCTGCGGGCGCAATCATTAAGGCGCTGAAATTCTTCACTGCGGAGCGAAAGGAGCTGCCGAAATGACAAAGGACAAGGCGCTCCATGCGTGGTTTTCCCAATTCCTCCCGTCGTATCCGACCTCGAATGTGCCGGAGGACGCGACCTTCCCGTGGCTGACCTATGAGCTTATCACAGGATCATGGGAGAGCGGCGAGACCGCGCTGACGGTCAACCTCTGGTATTACACCGAGAGCGAAGCGATGCCCAACGCAAAGGCACAAGAAATCAGCGACGCAATCGGCATGGGCGGCTGTATGGTCGCCTATGACGGCGGAGCAATGTGGATCAAGCGTGGCTCCCCGTGGTGTCAGAACATCGCGGACGAAAGCGATAAAAACATCAAGCGAAGGTATCTCAACATCACGGTGGAATACCTATCGCAAAACTGATGAAAGGAAGAAAATATGAAATTCACAAAAATTCCCTCTGATGCATTTCAGAAGCTCCAGATAAACGCCGGTATTCTGACTACCGATTTTACCCCGGCCACCGGCACCATCGGGGAATCGGGGCAGATTGGCGCGACGACCGGCGGCATTAGCTTTACCGCAACGCCCACCTATAAGGACTATGGAGAGGACATCGACAACTGCCCCAAGAACATGAAGGAACTGAAACGGGTGGATTCCTGGGAGGCGAAGATTGCGGGTACGTTCATTAACGCAGACACCAAGATTGCAAAGAGCCTTTGCGGTGCTGCCGATGTGGGTACCAGCGATGGGAAGGTCACGCCTCGGAACGATCTGTCGGACGCTGACTTTGCCGACATCTGGCTGGTGGGCGACTACTCCGACAAGAACGGCGATAAAAATGGCGGCTTCATCGCCATCCACCTGATGAACGCACTGTCCACCGGCGGCTTCCAGCTGAAGACCAGCGACAAGGCGAAGGGGCAGTTCACGTTTGAGTATACGGCCCACTACTCCATGAGCGCACAGGACACTGTGCCATTTGAGATCTACATCAAGGCCGGTACGGCGGAGGCGTAACACCATGAAACTGTCAAAAATTAAAGGGGAGCGAGTGTTTGATGTTATCGCAGACATTATCGATCCTATTGCCAACATAGCCGAGGACAAAGAAGCCGCAGCGTTGTTTCAGCGTCAAAAGCTCCCGGATGGCGTAAATGCAAAGGACTTTGTATTGGCAAGGGTTAAGAAATCTGCTCCGCTGCTTTTGCGTGGACACAAGAAAGATCTGATCGCAATTTTGGCGGCTGTGGAAGGCGTGCCTGCAAAAAAATATGCCGCTGGGCTGACGCTTGCCAAGTTGCTGGTTGATGTTACTGAGCTTATGACAGACGAGGCATTTACGGACCTTTTTACATCTGCGCAGACCGAGACGGCAAAAACGCCGTCCGGCTCTGTGCAGGAGAATACCGGGGAAGCCAAAGAGTAAAGCCATTCCTGTCATACTGTGTAGCGCGGTATAAGCAGGATGCAGAAGAAAAAGCATATCGAATTTATTCTGCTGACCTGCTTAAAGCAATATGCGAGCGATGCGGGGGCGTTTCAATCGATAAGCGATATATTGAAATTATAGATGTGAGCAAAAAAGACAATCGCTCATGTGAAGAAATCACCAGCGATATTGTCAATCGTTGCGGGTTACAAGTTAAAAAAGCCGCCCCGTAAAGGGGCGGCGGGCGAATATGCGTTACTTGAGGACATAATCAGAAATCATTCTTCCGATTTTCCCGATGTCTGTGCCTCCCTTAAACTCAAACTTTGCGACATAACCATTGGAGAATGTCAGAACAAGTTCGCTATCCGGGATGATTTCGGCAAAGCCTGGGGTTTGCACGGAGAAAAACTGCACTTTCGAATAGGGCATAGAGCTGAAGGACTTGCGCTTTCCTGTAATCCCCTGTACATCAACCGATATGACTCGCTTGTTAGTAAAAATCAGCTGGTCGCGTACGGTCTTAAATGCGGCAGCGATTTCTTCCCCGTCAATCAACAAGCCATTCACTTCACCACGCACATCGGAAACGGGAATCGGCTTTAAGTCCCAAGCAGAATCTTTGTTAAAACTTATCATAAATAATCCCTCCTTGCCGATATCATACCATACTATCAATGGAATGTCACGAATAATTTTCAGAATTTACAAAGAGAGCGAGGTGAACGCATGAATCTTCTTGATCTGTTTGTGAAAATATCTGTGCAAGACGAGGCAAGCGAAAATGTAGAGACATTATCAGGAAAATTCAAAAATGGGCTTGCCACTGCGGCTAAAGTCGGCGCCGCAGCTGTAGGTGCGGCTGCTACCGGCATTGCCGTGCTTACGAAAAACGCGCTTAACAACTATGCCGAGTATGAACAACTGGTCGGCGGCGCACAGCTTATGTTTGGCGAAGCCTATGACTATATTGCAGATAAGGCGGCAAACGCATACAAGACCGTGCAAATGAGCCAGAATGACTATTTGCAACAGGTAAACGGCTTTGCCACAGGGCTAAAAACTGCGCTTGGAGGAAATGAACAGGCGGCAGCAGAACTGGCCGACAGGATTATCAATGCGGAAGCGGATGTTGTCGCGGCAACCGGCAATTCACAGGAAGCTGTGCAAAATGCTTTCAATGGAATCATGAAGTCCAACTATACCATGCTGGACAACCTGCAAATTGGTATAACGCCAACGAAGGAAGGATTTCAAGAAGTCATTGACAAGGTAAATGACTGGAACGCCGCAAACGGACGCGCCACGGAATACCAAATTGAAAACCTTGCGGATTGCCAAAGTGCCCTTGTCGATTATATTGAAATGGTCGGAATGCAGGGGTATGCGTCAAGGGAAGCAGCAGATACAATTCAAGGTTCTGTTGCATCCATGAAAGGCGCATGGAGTAACCTGCTTACCGGCATTGCTGACGAAAATGCGGACTTCAAAACTTTGACAAGTAACTTTGTTGATAGCCTTGTTTCCGTTGGCAAGAACATTATCCCGCGCATTAGTGTCATCCTGGGCGGCATTTCACAGTTGGTCACATCTGCATCTACCACGATTATCCCGATGGTCATTACCACCATAACAGATAACTTACCTATGCTTTTGCAGGCAGCCGTAACTCTTGTTGGGGCATTAGGGCAAGGAATCATTGACAACTTGCCAGCCATCACGCAGGCGGCAATCGACATTCTTTTCTTCCTTGCGAATGGCCTGATAGAAAACCTGCCCACGCTCATTGACGGCATTGTGCAAGTGACCCTGACGATTGTGCAAATGCTGACAAGCCCGGACTTTTTGACGCAGCTCATTGAAACGGCAATCCTGCTGATTATGACGCTTGCACAGGGCCTGATTGACGCGATTCCGCAGCTTATCGCGGCAGTACCTCTGATTATTGGCAACTTGCTTGCCGCAATCATTGTAGAGCTGCCGAACATTATTCAGATGGGAATTGACCTGCTGTTTGCGCTGATTGACGGAATTATTCAGTGTATTCCGCAACTTGTGGCGGCGGTTCCGACACTGATTATTTCGTTTATCAACGGCATTGTTAATAACCTTGATAAAATTATCCTTGCCGCACCGCAAATCATTGTATCGCTGATTACCGGCATTGTCGGAGCAATCCCGGAACTGATTGCATCTGTCCCGCGCATTATCGCGGCCATTGCTGACACGATTCGAAATTATGACTGGGGCGGCATCGGTAGAAACATCGTTCAGGGTTTGAAAGACGGCATCGCCGGAATGTGGGATAACATCAAAAACTGGTTTAATGACAAGGTAAACAGCCTTGTTGGCGGCGTAAAGCGCATTTTGGGCATACACTCCCCGTCTAAGGTATTTGCCGGGATCGGTGGATTCATGGCCGAAGGATTGGGGGAAGGGTTTAGCGATGAATTTGCATCTGTAAAAAAAGACATAGAGGGTGACATGAGTTTTTCTGCTGGATCCATTACGGCAGGAGCAAATATTAGCGGAAACTATGCAAGTGGAGCTTACGGCGTAGCAAGCGGAGGATCCAGCAGAATTATAATGCTGCTTGAACAGTACTTGCCTATGTTGGCAAATATGAAAGTCATCATGGACAGTGGACAGGTTGTCGGATTGCTTGCCCCAGGCATGGATGAAGAACTGGCCAAAATCAACGCGAGGAGGGCAAGGGCCGTATGATAGGAAAAGTATGCTTTGACGGAAAGGACACTTACACAGAATACGGTCTGCTGCTTGCAAGCAAGTCCATTTCTCTGCCGGAAGTCCGCACGAACATGATCGATGTTCCGGGCCGGGACGGCCTGCTGGATGCGTCCGAAGTGCTGACCGGAGAAGTCACCTACAAGAACCGCACCATTACGCTTAAGCTGACTGGCGTGGATTCGGTGAGCGGAAAGAAATGGCCCGCCACAATTTCTGACTTCTGCAACAAAGTCCACGGAAAGCGCGTGAAAGTGACCTTCCCCGAGGACACCGCCCATTTTTACAGTGGGCGGTGCTCCGTTGGGCAGGTGGAGCTTGTAAAAATGATGCAGACTATCCCGGTCACGGTTGACTGCGACCCGTGGAAATACAAGAACGCAAAAACCACGGCTTCCCGCTCTGACCTTGGCACGGCCTACAAACAGCTATCCCTACCCAACGAGCGCCGGCCTGTCATCCCTACTATCACGGTGGCCCAAGACACCACCTTGCTTTGGGGCAGCAGCACAATCAACATCAGCGCGGGAGATCATATTCTGCCCGCTATCCGTCTTGCGGCTGGAAGCAACACCCTGAAAGCAAAAGTCGCAAGCGGCACAGGTAGCATCACTGTGACATACCAGGAGGCGA